GAACTCATCAAGGCCAACAGCCCTTTGAATTTTCCCTTCAAAGTATTCGGTGGGAAGGTCTTGAAGTTTGCCAACAAACTCACGGATCGCGTCAACATCAACGCCTGGTTCATAGTAATCGCTGTTCTCTCCAAACACGCCATCGAAATTCCGGTCGTCGATGGCCTCTTTGATATGCTCCGAAAAATTATCCTGTGCACCAAATCTTGGTTGGTGCTTTAGATGCGGGTATGCGTCCTTGAAAAGGTCGTCAAACTCCTGATTAACCTCGTCCTTGACTTTTTCCATATCGGCTTTTGAAATAATGTCGTCCCGCTTATCCTGGATCTGCTTGACAGATTTGAATTGCCGGGCCACCTTAGAGCGAATGGAGGGAACCCCGTAATTGAACCCCTCGCCGTCCTGTAATTTTCTTTTGAGAATCCGAACAACGGTATCAAGATCATGCTTTAGGTATTTTCTGTTGCCAGAATACGTGAACCCGTCGAATATCTTTTCTTCTTCCTGGATACCAAGGGTATCGATTTTCTGATCAACCCATGCGTCAAACTTATCCCTGCCGAATTTATCAACGGCTTTTCTCATGGCCTGCCGGGATTCCCACACGGAATAATCTACATTCTTCGGCAGCCTGCCCTTTTCTTTAAGGAAGGCATATTCAACCAGTGGGGATGTTTTTAATGTGAACCGGTCCAGAACGCTTTTGCCGTCCATGCTGCCGACGACGCTCATGGGGTGGTCAATTTCAATCCTGCCGGTTTCCGGTTTCGGAATAGTCTTGTAGGCGTCATTCAGGAAATCAACCAGATTTCTTTCATCTTTTGCCGTCAGCTTATATTGAACAGATGGATACCTTGGAGAATAAACATCGGCATTGAAATATTTATTCCCGGCCTTCCCTGGACCAAGGACGTCTTTGTCCGCAATCAGGGTGATGTCACCGAAAGAATCAAATTCCGATTTTTCAACATCGATAACTGCCGTGCTTGGCACTGGCAGGCCGCCCAGCTTTAACGCATGGTTTAGTTTGGCGGCTGTCAGGTTGTGAACAATGGCAAGGTTTTTGTTTCGGTCTGCGCTGGTTTGATAGACCAGGGTTGATTTGTCCACCTTACCAAAACCAGTATACGGCGCATCTTTGGGTATTTCTATACTGTCTCTTGATCCATTGCCATGATCCACAACAACCGCCAGTGATTGTATCCCTCCTTGTGATGTGCTGACAGCCCGCTGCAAATCATCGAGGAACTTTGTTCGTGCCGTGTTGTCTGGTTGCCTTGTATAGGCAATATACATTGTGGCATTGGTTTTGTCGGCAGCCTCAAGAAGCAGTGCCGTGATTTCTTTTTTAGGCATGCCTTCGGGGAATGGGAGAAACCCGACTTCCTTCCCCTTGGAGCCGAGCAGCAAAAACCCATCAGGACGCCCGCTCATTGCTTCGGATGCCGCAAAGTCACTCAGGACCTCTTTGCCTCTTTTTTGCTCAATATAAACGCGCTCAACTACCGGTATTGATGTTTTTTTAATTGTTTTCGGCGCCATGCCTTTTTCAGTCAACGATCCGGCGGGAGAAAAAGCCTGGTAAATAACGTCGCCATTATCGTCTCTTGAAACAATCACGTTGTCAACTGACTCTACTTTGCGGAGTTTCAAGATGTTTCTGAACCCCCTGGCGATGCTTACGTCGCTGGAAGAGGGCATCGGGTCGCCGGACGGGTGATTGTGAACGAATAGCGCTTTTTTGGCGTTTTTATGGGTGAATACCCTCCCTGCCATTTCGCCTGGGGACCCCTGGGATGATCCCTTGGTTCCAACGGTGTAGGAAAGTATCTCTATGACCTGGTTATCTTTGTCCATGGATACGACATAAAGCCGCTCTTGAGGATTATCGACAAGATGGGAAAATATAGATGCTACATCGGACGGCGATTCAACGACTAAGCCACGGTGTTGAATATAGCCTGTCGTTCTAACTCCAACTCGTTGAGTCTGTTCGAGCTGAACACTCCCCTGGGCAGGCTTTTTCTTTCCTTTTGAATCAGTTTTGACAGCCTTTTCATTTCCGCCTGTTTTTGATTTTCCAGTATTTCCGAGTGTGTCGGAAAATAAATCAAGCTGCTTTTCTGTTTGCGGGTTTGCATTAAATAAGTCTCCCTGTAAGGGTTCGCTTACTTGGTCTTTTTCTTTTCGCGCTTTTTCTTCAGTTCGGCCTCTGCGCCCCGGATCAGTGCTTTCAGATACCTGATCCGCTGCTCTTTGGTCGACTTCTGTTTCTGTGTCATACTTTTCCTCCAGGGTGCGGATTGCTCTGTCAAGGATTGATTCTTGCTGTTCTTCTTCTCCAAATATACTCTGCTGATTGATTTCTGCAAGGGTTTTTCTGTGTAAAGACCCGATTTCTTTAATCAGTTCTCCGATCCGCTTCCCGCTTCGCACATTTTGAGAAATATATTCCGTAAGGGCCTTTGCCTCATCGGACAATCCACCCTCAAACATATCCATTTGAGAAAGTGCCTGGTTCACCCTTGTCTGAATACCACCCTTCAGGTCTTTGTATTCCCTTTGGGCCTTGCGGATAAACTCGACGGCATCCATAATCGGCGTGACAACATCGGCTGTCATTTCCGGATTCAGGGTCCGGGTTCTGGCAAAGTCCCTGGCCCCGGCCTGTAATCCGTTCAATATGTTCTTGATTTCCGGGTTGGCTTCTTCGGCGGTCATTTTCAAAAGGGATTCTGACCCGTAGGCTTTCTGAAAAATAGCCTGCTGTACCCGGTCAATCAGTTGCCGGGAAGGTGCGCCGTCTTCAGTCAGATACCCAGATCTTTCCTCCAGGTTCATTTTCTGGACGAATCGCTCAAGAAAAGTTTTGTTTGATGCCGCGGCAAGGTCGCCATCTTCTGACGGCCTGAAAGTTGCCATATCATCTTCTGTCAGGTTGTTGGAATCCACAACGGCTTGCTCTGTTGCGCTCATTTTGGCCACATCACTTTCATTGGCCTTCTGAGCAAACGATACGGTGTCTCCTATCGAGCTTGTGTCAACCACCCGTACTAATATCCCATCGCCATCTGTGCCGAATTTATCAGCATTCTGGCGCAAATATTCCTGGTATTTGTCAATCGTGCCGAACTCTGAGGCTTTTTTCAGGGCAAGCACCCTGCCGTTGCCGGAAAGAACTGTGCCGTCTGGGAGGACAATGGGTGCGCCATGAGCAACACTCGAACTTTCCCCCAACCGTTCCGGGTTCAGCTTCTTGGCAATGTTCTCAACCTGGGCCGAAGACATCGCCCGGGTTCTGTCTCTTGGCTGAAGCTCTTTGGGGTATGCCGGGTTCACATTCATATTGCTATCATGGGACGTTATCAGGGATTCCAGCGGAACCGTCTGGTATGTAAATTCAACCGGGGTGTTGTCGTTGGTATAGGCGGTGCTTTTCTTGCCTGGTTTGCCGGGGAGTTTCCCCCCTGTCGTTGCGCTTATTTCAGAGGCGTTGGGGGCCTGTTCAATATCCTTTTGGGCATCAGCTGGCGGGGCAGGATTGTCAACCTTACCAGAATCATCCGTTACTTTTTCAAGATTATTGTCAACCTTAGCTGCCGCCTCATCCATTTGCTGATCCAGTCCGGCAAATGGTTTGTACCCGGTGTCGGGCTTGCTCTCGATAATCGGCGGTTCACCTTGTCTTTCACGGGCCTTGCGTTCCTCAAACGCCCTCATACGGGCTTCCAGTTCCTTTTTGCGCTCTATGCTTCTGGCTTCATCTTGTTCCTGGTACACGTTACGTTGCGGAGTTCCCTGACGTTCTTCCAGTGCCCGTGCCGATCTTTCCCGGGACTCGATCTGTCCGAACCCGGTTTCATCGGTTTCCGGTATCATCATGTCGCGGCTGGACCAGTCGCCCTGCTGTCTGGCCCGGTCCTGGCTGTCTCTCAATGCCTGTGCTGACTGTTCCCGGGCAAGGATGCCTCTTTCCCGGTCAACCCGCTCCCGGTCCGCCTGTTCTGCGCCTTTCAGGGTGTAATCGGGTTCAGCCAATGAGCGGTCAAACTCTTGAATGGCTTGATCTGCTGTTGCCTGGCGCTCCTGTTCCCGGGTCGGCAAAACAGGAAGCGTGTCAATAAATTGGGCAACACCCTCAGACTGTTTGCGCCAATCGGCCATTTGCTTGTCAATGCGCTGCTGTTCAATCGCCCGTTTCTGTTCTTCCCAATAAGCATCGTCCTGAACCGGGTCCACCACATCGTTAAACGTTTTGATTGCGTCGTCCGTGGTTTCGGCCTCAAGAACCTTGCTGGCTTCTTCGATGGGGTCGGATAGGATGCCACGGGTCTTTGCGATAGCCTTTCCAGCGGATGTGCCGATAGCCGTATGTGCCGCACCTGCCACGCCACCCATGGCACCCTCAAGGACCGCGCCCATCTTGTCGGGTTCGTTGCCTGCGGCGATGTTCCCGAAATATTCCCCGCCACCTTCTGACAGGATTTCCCCTGCCGTCCCACCCGCAAACAGACCGGCCACGGCTTTTTTGCTCGGCATTAACGGTTCAGCTGCTTGTTTGCCGATTTCAAACACCTGTTTTTTTAACCCGGGGTCAGCCTTAAAAGCAGCTTTTATAGCAGCGTCATCCAGGGGATTGATGTTCTTGGCGGCAAGGGCTTTACCCATGGCCTTGTTGGATGCTTTCATGGCAGGACCGAATATCTTTTGTCCTACTCCTGCGGTAAGCGCCATCATAATGCCGTCTGCTGTGGCTATTGTAGCTCCTTTTTTGGCACCACCGGCAAGGATTCCCGAACGGTCAAATGGTTTACCCTCTGCTGCTTCTTCCTGTGCGATAAAACCGGTTTCAAGGGCTATTGAACTACCATACAGGCCAACTAATGCGCCGGTGATGCCGCCAATGACGGTCCCAACACCCGGGGCCGCTGCCGTGCCTGCCATTGCGCCAACCTTTGCGCCTGTTCCCATAGCAACCAAAGACGGTAGGGCGTTGGGGGCCTGAGCAACCATTTCATGCCATGCACCTTTGGGTTCTTCAATCACGGCGTCAATCAGGCCTGATATGTTTGACCACCAGGAATCATCCTTGCCCTGCATGTTTTCCTGTAAGGCAGATTGAAACTCAAGCTGAGAAGGGGTCTTCTGCGCTTCTCTTTGGGCAAGCTCCTGGGCCTCCTGGTCGTCACCCATCACAAGGTTCCCGAATGTACGAAGGGCCGTGCCGGTTTGGCTTAGCCCGCCAGAAAGTGCCGCGCCCGTGGTGTCTGGTTGGTCATCGTCCAAAGACGAATCAAAATAATCAAAATGGCTTTGACTATTTTCGTTCAGGCTTTCGTCCAGGTAATCCAAATTATCAAGAAAGGACATTTTTATTCCTTATTGAAACCGATTGGGTCGTTGAAATCTTTTTACTGCATTGGTCGCACCTTGGTTTATCACATCAAGGGCAGGGTTCACTAAATCCTGTTTGACAGACTTAGCCGGCGCAAATGGGTCATGTTTTTGGGCAAGTGGGTCCCCGCTCCTTCTGTCTGTGTAATCCACCGAGGCCAAAATGCCCGGTCCTGGTTCATCTTCTGGCCCTGGTTTCCCCAGTTGCCTGAAAGCGTCATTTATTTGCTTAGCCTTAATTCGATCTCCGCCCGCGAGTTCCATAACAGCGGCCCTGTACTGTTCTTTGGACATTTTATCGAGAACTGATATGTCTTTTGATTCATACGCTTTGTAAAGCGATTGAGCTTCGGCCGACAGGGCTTGCCCCGTTTCTTCAACCGCTTCCTGGTCACCAATCGCCGTATGGTCAAACCTGCCGGCTGATATCGTTACCATTGTCGGGCCGTCAGGCATTATCATGTTTTTGTCTTCTTTCTCATCCACTATTTTTGCACCTGGATAGCCATTGCGTTTAAGGGCATCCAACACTTTTGCGGATTCCTCTTTTTCAACCATGGCCGTCTTGGCTTCAGGGTCAAACCCTGGAATCATCCCCATGAGAAGGCCGTCTGATTCTTCCTGCAACCTCTTTTTTTCTGAGGCTGAAACACTCCCGGGTTTAACAACGGAAAACCCCTGCCCTGCATATTTGGCCGCTGCCTCTTTTGTCCTGACCTTAATCTCGCTGCCGTCTTCGTGGTACATGGTTATGGTCTCTATATCTCCACTTTCCATTTTTTTTATTTCAGCCAGGGTCTTTTTTTTGGTCAATTCAAACAACTCGTCTTCTCTGGTTTCTGACTTTTCCTCTTTCTCCATAGCCCTCTGCGTGGCTTTCGTGGCAAGCAACGCCTTTCCGGATATACCACCGGCTATTTCATCTCTGGTTCCACCGGGCACGCTGTACTCATCGCCACCATACTCACCCAGAAGACCCGGGGCTTTTTCTTCTCCATACAGCAACTCAGCCTGTGCCCAGGCGTCCCGGTTGGCGGTTTCTTCTTTTTTGTCATCCCGCGCCCACCCTTCTGCCCGCAAGTCTCTTTGGATATCGGCATTATACCGGGCAAGGCTTTTCATACGCTTTTCCAGCGCCGCCTGTTTTGCCGCTTCCCGCTTGTCTTCGATCCGGTCATCCATAATGTCGGTGTAGTTTTTGGCTCCCCCGGCCACTCCCCCGGCCAGGATATTTCCTAAGATTCCAACCATTACATACCTCCAAGGATTCCGGGTTTAGGTTGCGACTGCATAGTCCGTCCTTGTGGCTGTTCCTGCGGCACCTGTTGGGGTTGTGCTGGCACCTGCTGTTGTGATTGCTGCGCCTGGTCTTCCTGCTCAATCATCTGCTGCATCTGCTGAAGACCCTGGGGGGTAATTTTGCCCCGGTCCACGGCATCGGCCAGATACCGGCTCAACGCGTAAGAATATGCCTGATACTTTTCTTCATCGTCCAGCGGTTCGATCCCTGCGGCCTCTGCCAGCTCCGCCAGTTCCCCGACGATGACGTTCAGCCCGTTTATGATGGTATTGGCCTTCAGCGACACTTTCTTTTCGTCTGCCGATGAGTCAATGCGCTCGGCTATGTCTACGGCAATATCACCAATGGCGTTTACAGGGTCATCGTCTTTTACCCGCTGGATGATGCCTTTGGTCACTTTTTTTTCGTGAATAATGTTCAAGGCGTTGATAACGTACTGGTCAAACTTTCCCTGAAGGTCTTCCGGTTCGCTCATGATGCCCATTATGCCACCCATTTTTCCCATCGGTTTTTAATATTTATTCTGGCGGTTCTCTGCTGAAAGCCACTGCTCGGCTGATTGGCCTTAATCTTGTCCTGGTCAATCTGTGTTTTATATTGCAGCAATTCTTTGTCAGATTCGGCCTTTTGCTCTGCGGCAAAATAGTTTCCCGCACTTGTTGCGGCACCCTGAGCCAGTCCGCCCAGCACCCTGCCCTTTTCGTCATCGCTGAACTTGTCCCACCACCTTCCGGTTGTGCTACCAACTTTTTTGACGGTTTTCTCTGCCCCGCTATAAAGATCTGCAAGCAACCCGGGTGATTTTGTGGGGGCCACATAACCGGTCGCTTTCGCTATAAGCTCATCTTGCGGCATTGCCCCAATACTGTCAGACACCCGGTTCCTGCTGTCCGTTCCTGCTGAAACCGCATCGTTCATCCCGGAAATCTGCATCAACGAATAGGTGATGCCGGTTGCAATTCCGCCGATAGCTGTGCCCCTGAGCGCACCCTTTTTGATGTCTCCCCCTGTGATGGCTGACTGCGCCGCACCAATGACTGCGCCGTAAACAGCCCCCTTTAATGCCGCTCCTGCTACGGCCTGGACAACCCCGCCGGCTGCCCCTGTTACCCAGTTTGTGACGGTATCAAACGCGCCGCTTACAAAATCGCCTATTGCGCTAAAAAAAGACATCGGGCCTCCTTAAACATACTTTCTTTTTTGATTCCAGTTCATCTGTAACAACCCGGGCGCTTTTTGGCTTCCGGGTTGCGGGACGGTTGGCGTTTGCATATTGTTCAGCTGCTGTGGAGGCGAAACAGAAGAGGGTGTCGCTTTCGTATCTGGTCCACCGAACACGTATTTACTTTTTTGATTCCAGTTCATTTGTAACACCCCAGGAGCCTTCACCACACCTGTATTTTTCTCCGCTTTAAAAGGCATTGGTTCGCTCTTAGGCGAGCCGGAGGCGTCTGGCACTGTGTAACGTAGCCCGCCAGATAGCCCCATTTCATCTGCAGTTCTTCCTGGTAACTTAGATGCATCTACAACGTATGTAAACCCAGGAGTTAACGAACCACGTAAATCTTCGGTGCTTCTGCCACTAAGACCTTTTTTCTCTGCATTTATAAGAGCAACTCTTGGATCATTTATAGAAAGACGTACAGTTTTGTTTCTCTGTGCACCATCAGGTCCCACTACCACTGAATAGGAAGGATTCTTAATCCCCAAATCATATGCAGTGCGCCCAGCCATTCCATTTACAGTTCCCTTCGGTTCAACTCTAATCTGTCTTTCGGGTGGCTCCACTCCAGCTTGATATGCTTCTATATCTGGCAACGAATGAGCTATAAAATCGTTGAGCACACTTTCAGGAGTAGTCCCTTTATCAAGACGTCCACCAAAAGAAAAATTTTTATTTCTTGCCAGTAGATCATTAACAGGGACACCTTGTGAAGATAGTACGTCGAAATATTGGTCAAATGCCTCAACTAACTGCTTCTCAATTTCCCCATCTTTGCCTGTTTCACTGACGCTGACAACATAATCATATTTTTTAGACGACGGTTTGATTGTGCTGGCCCGGGTCTTTTTATCCTGCTGTGGGCCAAAATACTTTCCGTTGTTATACCCGTATTGAGGTTGGGTTCCAGAAAAGCCAATTTTTGGTTTGTCCGATACCACGGAATTGATTATTTTGGAAGCAATTGCGCCTGCAAACGCCGTGAACGGCAGGGCCGCTATTGCGCTTGCAACTGCCCCCGTCCCGCCCATTGGCGTTGTACTGCTGACACCACCCACCTGGCCCGCGCCTATGCCGGATGCCTGAGACGCCGCTGAAATTCCGTTTGCCAGATTACTGACCCCGGCTTGCTGCCCCAAAATACCAACAGCATTTGAAAGATTGCCGTTGGTGAAAGATCCTGCCTTGGTAGCCACCTTTGCCACAGTGTCCAGGTTATTTGTAACGATGTTACCGCCAGGCTGCGCCGAGTTGCTGGCGCCCTGGGCAGGCTGCGGCTGTTGTGCTTGCCGGGCATTTGACGAAACGGCCTCCGGCATTTTTTTCAGATTCCAGTTCATTCCCATGTCACCTCCACCCCGTACATAAGACCAATGTTATCCACCATGGCGTAATAAGCGTCCTGCGCGTTCTGTATGGCCGTTGTTTTTGCTTCCGGGGTCATGTTGGGGTCTGTGTCTATGGCAACGATCTTGCCCAGCAGATTATCCCCCAAAAGGGTGATAGAAGATGCCGCCGCTTTGGTTTCTCCCGAAGTCAGTTCCCACCCAACCAGTTTTTCCCTGGATTCGTTGTTGAGCTGTTCTAATTTGTACCGTTTTGCGGTTTCGTATTTGAGTTGGGACATCTCGGACTGGTGCTGTAACCCGAGCAGTCCCTGTTGTGTTTCCCAGTCTTGCGTTCCTTCCTGGGCCAACAAGGACGATTTCTGGTTGGCATCAAGGGTTGACAATCCAGCGGCGTTCTGGCTTTGAAGGTTCACGATGTTAGCCTCGTTGCCATACTGCTGTGTGTTCAATGCCCCCTGAACTCTGCCCTGCTGCTGGGCCATGCCGGACTGAAACCTCTGAGAAGCGTCCTGTTGTGCAATCGGTAGAGATGATTCTATAGCAGCTTTCTGGCCGTATTCCCCGGCAAGCCCAGAATTGAGAAGGCCCCGTGATTGTGCAACCCGCTCCCCGGACTTTCTGGCGGTCTGCATGTACCCGCTGTTCTGGTTTAACAGCCCTGTCATCTGCCCTTGAACCGTGTCAAGTCCTTCGGGAGTGTATTTGTCCGGTGCCTGGTAGCCCTGTGTTGTTGCGGCCCTTCCTGGCCGAAAGGTGTTTTTCATCTTCTCCGGTTCAAATGGGGTGACGTTGTTCAGTGTTAGTTTCATATTTTTGCCCCTTGTTTCAGCTTACCCTTTGATTTCAAGCTTTCAATCGCCATCTCCCTCATTTCCCGGCGGATCAGGGCCTCGGTTTCGTCTGGTTGCTTCTGCTTTGCCTGCCCAGGTTCGGAGAAAGACCCATTTACGTATTGATGTCTTGTTGTGGTGTCATCAGGACAGTCCACCCATTGCAAGGAAGGATGAACAGGAAACTCTTTTTCGGCAACCTGAACAATCTTGTTACTCTGTATTAATGCTTTCATAGTATATATCCTATTCGTATTCATAGACAATAATGTTGCCGCCAGCGCCGTCACCGCCACTGGAATTAGTGGTATCCCCATCCCTCATTCCTGCACCGCCTCCGCCACTACCATAACCACTACCGCCTCCTGCCGTGACACCATCTCCGATTAGCGCTCTCCCCCCACGACCCATAACAGAGTCACCACCTTGACTCGCTATCGCAAGATTAAGTGTCTTAGAACACCACGCGGCCTCTACGCCACCTCCTCTAATATTCAGTATATTGCCACCAGAAGCACCCGCACCCGACTGAGACTGGACGTAGCGTTCCCCAGTTACGTTATTTACCCCATTACCTCCCGCTCCACCATTTGCTGTAATGTGCTCACCAAACGAAGACGCTTCCCCGTCTGTTGCGTCTCCAGATGTTGCCCCATTACCACCAGCACCTATCGTCACTGTTTCTGTGGCACCTATGTCGCCTGCGTTTATTTTACTTTTGCCGTACCCTCCGGCACACCCTCCTCGACCTACGCCAACTTGCCCGTCAGTGGTTCCACATCCGGCTCCACCACCTCCAGCCCCCTGCACTTCAACAATGGCAAACTTCAGCCATGAAGGTTTCGTGTACGTATCTGACGCAGTAAAATACTGAATGTTTCTAAGGTTGGCTGTCCTGGTAGCAATAAGCGTATCAACAGATCCCTTGTTGGTTATATCTGCATCCACCGATGGGTTTGCGATCTTCGCCCGGCCCTGTGAGTCTCTCAGTACAATCCTGTCTGCTGTTGCGGCTGCCGTTGAGCTATGGGCATCGGTTGTGGCTTCATGCGCTCCAACATCGTCATCAGCTGTCAGGCCCGCCGGAAGAGCGTCAAATCCATCTTCAACCGCACTGATAAGGTCTGATATTAAAGCCGATCTTGCACGAGAACCAGACTCCGGTGCTGTGGGTGCGGTAAAATAATCACTCATAACTCAAATCTCCTGGGTATGTATTTCACAAGGACGCCATCTATTTGATGCCCAAGGTCTGTTTCACTGGTGCTGTAAATAACCAAATTCATGTTCTTGCCTGCCCCTGAAATCTGAAGCGTGGGGCTTGTTAAAAAGGCAGAGTCAAAGGAAAACTCATCCCAATTTGACACATCCCAAAAACCAGCCCCGGCTTTGACTGGGATGTCTTCTGTGATATGGGAAGCAATGTCCGGATCACCGTAGCTGAAATCAGCAGAAAACTTCAAATTACTGTAAACCACACTGGATAAATCAAGCGTCACAGACAAATAAGACTTAAAAACATTGGGTGATCTGGAATGGTTGAACGGAAGAGTCAAGAACGATCTTATCGCCTCACCGTCAAAAGAGCTGCCCTTATCCGCCTGGTAAACCATCCCCTCGTCAGACCCAAAAAAAACAACATCCTTGTTGTCTGAATCCTTCCCCGTATATGCACACGCCACATTATCTGGGTAGTAAAAAGGCATGAACGCAAAGCCGCCATCAGGCATAACCGTAACAGATAAGCCTGACCCATCATCTCCGTAAAGCCGATATTGATCCCTTGCCCGATAAGCAGAGGATGCAACAACCGAATCTCTTATCTCATTGATAAATGCCTGGACCCTTCTGGATATTACCCCCAGTGTGAAGTTACCATACCGATCTGTTGGGGCAGCAACGGACACGCCCTGATCATCAAGATAAAACACGTTAAATATCTTTTGAACCGTCCAGGGCAGGCATCCTGATTTATCAGAGACGGGAGACAACTCAAACCCGTCAGCGTTATTGCCCAAAAGCTGGTTGGTTGAGTTTCGGGAAAATATACCAAGGGCTGACCCGGCAAGCTGCATCATCCCGGTAACATCATCACCAAGGCCTATTTCAAGTGACCCCGTAACCGCTGTCCATTCATAAGGCGTTCCCACACCTGAGTTTTGAACAGACCCCTTGAAGCTGAAAAACAGTTGGAGTTTATATGCGTAAACGTGGCTCGGGGTATCGGTTGGCATCCCTGTATCAATGGGCACATACACATCCCCGTCAAACTCAAAACCCCGATTTTTGCCGTCGCATCCGTACAATCGTTTTGTGTCGGTGCTGGCATAAAAATTATATTCAACTATGTCGTACCTGCCACCCGGTGTGATGGTTATCTCTGTTGCAAGGCTGGTTGCAGTGCATTGTGTCTCTTCTGACACCTGTATCTCATGTGTGGCGTCAAACGTGCCGGTTATCCCGCTGAGGATCAATCTCCCGGCGGCATCTGTACCCCACGCGCCTGATTCCAGGACAACCCTTTCCACGGTAGCAGCCGCCTCAGACCCAAGCTGTGTGATATCGTCACCATCTTCAACAAGCCCTGTCCCAGAATCAAAGCTGATTTCATGGTGCAGCGTTACCGCTGACCACCCACTGGTGGTTTCCTTGTAAATCAATCCCGCTGTCCCATCGGCGTTATCCCGGAAGCAATACACGGTCCCGTCAAGGATGGCTATTCCCCGTATTGCACCAGACCCGGTAGGGGCCGCTATGTCTGATCGGTAAAGATCTGCTGCCGCATTCAAAGATATGGCGTCGTCTTCATGGGTGACAGCGCCCCTGAGCTGCACGTCGCTTATAGACCCGACGATAGACCCGCTGACGGTATATTCCTCTGCCTCAAACGTACCTGATACTTTGGTCACGTCAAACCCATCTGAATGTACCCTCGATACTATGCCAGTCGCCCCGGATGTGCTCCCGGTAACTTCGTCCAGAACAGACACACCACCTGAAGCCGTCATCCAATAATAGGTAGCATCGGATGGAGCGGACTGCCCGTCATATCTTTCGTACCCGTCGATCCTCTGGTATCCACCGTTTCTTTTTGCCTCGTAATTCTCAGATGACAATACGGCCCCTGGAGGGACAGACAATGCCGGGGAGATTTGATCCAGCCCACCGCCAAGTTTGATATAGTCTGTCTTCGGATTTGTTCTCGGTACTCTCATGCCAGAGGCGCCCCCCATGTCAAACGTGGTAGTTGCGTCTGTTCCAGTTTCCTCAAAATCTTTTTGTATTCGTTCTGGCCGTGGGCATATTTTTCATCCGCTGCATAATCAACCCCGAAAAACATCAGCGCCCGATAAACAATAGCAAGGTGAAAGTTGGATGGGAATATTGGCTCGTCTGTGTCTCCGCTCATAACATCTGGCTGCTGGTAATATTCACCGACGATGGTGTATTCCTGGTCAGGGAGATAATCAAAGGCGATGGTGTCATCCGGCTCGATAGAAAAGACCCCTGGCCTGCCGGTTGTGGTCCGGTTGGTTCCTATCAGATATATGTCTCTGAACTGATTCCACGGAATATAAACGAGTCTCTGCTCATCTCCCGCCGTCAGATAACACCGGATATCCCCGTGGGACGAATGTTTCCATCGCCTCAAATCGGTGATACCTGCCTCAGCCGGGGTATAGTCCCTTGTCCCGATGGTAACGGTGAAAGAAAACGGCTGCTGCAAAAACCGCCACTCTTCATGCTGGTTCTGGATGTCCTCATACGCAGCGGCAATCCAGTCCACCACCTTTTTGTATTCCCCGGACTGGCTTACCGTTGTTGTCGGGCCGGTCCCGGAAATTCTCGCCTCTTGTCTCAGGCGCTGGCACAATTCAAGGTAGGTCATTCTTTAAGGATGCTTTCAAGCCATGCGGCTCCGTTGGGGTGCGGGTCTTCGTAGACCGTGAATGGGTATGTGGTGGCAGTCCTTTCCACCATCTGGATATTCTCAGGCCGGGACGGGTTCGGTGTCTGCTGTTCGTACCTGGTATGAGTTCCACGGGCCAGGGCTTCAACGTACTTGCGCCGGACCGGTATCCTTTGGCCCCTGATAATCGGTTGGTTGATCCCGTTCACACTGACCACAATCACCGGCAGCGAATTAGGACTGTTATCCTCAGCCACCCGGATCAGAAGTTTCTGATTCATAAATTCTTCCAGCTCGGCGGCCTTTACAAAATCCTTTTCGGATACGGGCTCGATGGGTTCTTTCCCGATCTCACCCAGGGCGCCGGTCCTTCCTGTTTTTTCACCGCCTACGTCTTTCGCTTTAGACATTTATTGATTCCTTTATATATGGGGGTCCGAAGACCCCCCGGTTAAGATTAGGATGTCAGGGGAGCTACCGGCACTGCCAGCAGGTCGTAATAAGTGTCGGTTACGGTTGCGGCACCCAGATCAGTAGTCGCCATGGTGAAGGCGGCCCCGTCTGTTGCCACCTTGATCGCGCCGATGGGGCAGGTGTCCGCTGCCGGGGCGGGCCAGTGCAGAACGACGTTTCCGGCGGAAAGCTCGTCGGAATCAACCTCAGTGCCCTTCACGGTGTCCACGGTGCCGGATGCGTTGAGGGTCACCAGATACAGGCAGGTAGTTTCATCGGCCTGTTCGTCGCATGCCGTCGGGTCGATGTTGTCCGCGTCTGCTTTGTGGTACAGCACCCCGTCAATGGCAAAATCCACGCCAGCTCCGTTGGGAGCTGCAATCTTGATGGTTGTCGCGTTGGTGCCTTCACCCAGGCCAGCCTTGGAAAGACACACAGTTCCGCCTCTCAGTGCGGTGTCGTCAATATTAAACATGATATTATTCCTTATTCTTCAAGGGTTGCAGTTGCTTTGCTGGCCGTCAGTGTAGCGGGTCCAGCAGTCGGCTTACTTGCGGTCAACGTTGCAGGGCCAGCAGTCGGTTTGGGTGCGGTCAGCGTAGCAAGTGTGTCACTGATGGCTGCCCCGATCAGGGTTGCATCCGGGTTAATGGCGTTATAATAGTTTGTTGCGTTTGCCACTGTACCTCCTGTACCTCCTGCCAATGCGTCGGTTCCTGCCAGCCAGGTATCTCCACCCGCCTGGACAGTGACGTATCCAACAACCACCTCGCCAGATGCGGAAATGCCATCAATCGCGGCGATGGCTTCAGCTTCAGAGTCGTACCCGGCGTCAGAATTGTCTGCATAATCCACATGGGTCGTGGCGTCATTATCTACAGACAAAAGCAGAACCAGCCATTTGTTGGTTGCGCAGGTGGCGGCGGTGCCAGTGTCCCATAGCTGAGACCCGGCAATGTTGTAAACAATCCCGTCCTTGGCAACCTGAAACGCATTGGCGTTGCCAACGTCAAAGTCTGACTTAATCGCAAACCCCGGGTATCCGGAAAACAACCTGGTCAGGTATGCCGTTCTCAACTCGTTGATAAGCGACTTGATGTTGTCCAGATAGGTTTTTACGGTTGCATGATCGTCGTGCAATTCGTCCACAAAGGTTTTCGTTTCGTCCACAGCGGTCTTGAACGTGGCGTGGTCATCATGGAGCTCGTCGGCCAGAGTTTTTGTCTCATCGACTGCGGTTTTAAACGTGGCATGATCGTCGTGCAGTTCGTTCGCCAACGTCACGGTAGCTCCCGCTTCGGTGCGGGTTGCGTCAAACAATGGTTTGAGCACTGCCGCATCTCTTCGATTTGCCAGGGCGTTGGTATTTTTCTTAATACTTGCCATGTCGTTATCCTTTATTTATGGGGGCCGGAGCCCCCTGCTTGTTTATGGCTTTTCTAAGCCTGGTTTCTGTTGCTTTGTCATTTAGCCTAAACATCATAAGCGCCTTTGTTACAAGTCGGTTGCGGAACACTCGATCCTAGCAAGCCAATTTTCGTTCAAACGAACAACCGCGTACCAGAAATCGGCACCAACATATCCGAACATGCCGGACGGGTTCGCGTGGTTTTTCTTGGATGCCGGGATGATTGTCGGGCTGATACCGGTTTTGCCGTGGCCTTTCAGGGACACATGGCCCCAGGCTTCTTCTGCCATTACGATCATGGGGTACACGTCGATGTTGGCGCCATCAGCAGCAACCATGCCGGTTGAACCAACGGCGGCGCCGGCAGCGGCGAACGGGGTGAACAGCGGACTGGTAACAAACCGGAACTCTTCACATGACCCGATTTCCCTGGCATGTACCGGCTTGATTGCAGATCCATAGTCCACACGCTTGGTGAACCCGGGAAGATCCCTTACATCAGAACTCATATCGGTGTGCATGAAAACGACGTATGCCGATTCACAGGCGCTGGTGCCGAAGTTGGGACCCGGTTTGATGATTTCCGTTACCTTTTTCCCACGGTTTTTCTCCATGGACCTGGCAGCGGATCTCAGCTTTGCCAGTGAGATAGTGGAGTTGACACCTACACGGGTTGTCCCGTTGGCATAAATGACGCTGGTGCCTGCACGGATCGCTCCGTATGCTACCAGTTCTGCCACTTCTGCCAGGGTTTCACCGGTCAGCTTGGACATATCCCCGGGGATGTCATCTTCGTACATCAGCTGTGCTTTGGAGGAGAATTTGAACAGTACGGAATACTGCTCCAAACTCACGGTCACATCGGTGTAACTGATGGTGTTTGCCGTAGGGGTTGTGCCTTCGCTGGTCACAAAGTTGGCGGCGGTGATGGACGGGGTTTCACTGTATCCGTCTGCCGGGTTTGTTGCGGCAGTTGCGGAAAAGGGTTTCAGCCGCCTGAAAACGATGGTGTCCGTTTTATTCAGGGGTTGTTCTTTCTGTGCGCCGAAGCTCCCCAGGACCTGGATGGGTTCTGCGTGTTTCAACATTTTCATTTCTGCTCTAATTAAGTTCCTGCTAGGAACCGAGCTATAATTTTGGATAGCCATGGTATGACTCCTTTAGTCTTCCCACACCTCTGCAGCGATCTGTTCCCTCAACTCAGCTTCTGATAGATCAGCTTCCGATTTCGGGGGCTTTCGTGCCGGCCCCCTGGGAGCGTCAACGGATCGTGCAAGGCGGTCTTGTTTTTTGTCAGGTGGTCTCTGTTTCTGTGATTTGAATAGGTCCAGGACCTCAATGGCGTCGTCAGCGGTCTGCCCGTACAGGGCTTTTTCCTGCACCAGTTGGGACTGTTTTTTCAGCCACATCTGGTAATCTGCTGACCTGACTACCTGCTGCCAGTCTCGATGAGCGATCCCTACTAAACGTCTTTCCAGGTCTTCGTTGGCGTGACTGTCCTGCTTGAACTCGGCCCGGATGTCTTCTCTCAGAGCTTCCATATCAGGCGGTTTTGTCTCGGCAAGTCTGGCCTCGATTGCGTCTGCGATTTCGGGAAAATCTTCTTTCATCTCGTCCCATTTTTTTTGGGACTTGCTGGCTGCCTCTAACTCTTCCGGTGTTGGACCCTTGGGCGATTCTTTGGCGGCTTTCTGCGCGGCATAGAACTCGTTCTGGATGCCCCCCAACCGGCGTTCAGTCTGTTTGAGGCGGTAGTCGATGTTGTCAATCGTGTTAACGCGCTCGGAGATAGATTCAAGCTGCTTTCGCAGGGCGGATGGTACTCCGGCCCACTCGTCAACCTCTTCGTTCTCAGGTTCAGGTTCTGGTTCTGGTTCCGGTTCCGGCTGTTTCGGCGGCTCCGGTTCCAAACCGTCGTTGTATGCCTGTTCCCTCAACGCTTTTTCTTCCGCTTCCGTCATGTCCATCTGTGTCCTCTTTCCCCGGCTTTAAGGCGGGTGTGCTTGGGGCGTTTCCGGCCCGGTTATGGTTCCAGGGCATAAAAAAAGGGCAAATGTAGTGATGTGGCACCACATTGCCCCTCTTGTTATCTTGCGCCGTGTGTCAGTCTGGCCGGACCTTCACACGGACCCTGGTTGTGTTATTTTATTGCAAAATCCCCTTTCTCTCCTTGGGCAGATCCAGCAATTCCTTGTAAGCCTTGATCTTACCCCGGATCACCGCTGTTTGTGCGTCATTCATATTCGGGCTGTCATTTTTTTCCCGCAGCCGTTGGATTTGCTCTTTGGCCCAGGTCTCAACGAACAGCCATGTCGGTGAATATTTGTCCAGCTCTCCGGTGTAATCCGGAGCGCCCACTTCAATCGGTTTCCTACGCCTCCACAATGCCGAAAGCATTTTTCCATTCCTCCACGCCGATTTGGACCCAGCGGTCTTTTGTGTCCTCGGCCTGTGATTTTTCCACGACTGATATACTGTGGCCTGTTGGGTCTGTTTCTTCGATTACCAGCATTGTAGACCACTTCCAAGTTTCTACCTCTCCGACCACCGCAATGGCCCTCCCATTTGCATGCCTATAATACTGGCCTACTTCAAATTTCATGCTGGCACCTTCCCCAAATTTCCGCTTCAGCTACTTTCTTGGCGGCTATGGCTTCGTTAAGCGTATCAAACCGGCCTATATAATGCCTCTCGTCACCACTTCTTAACCTAACTTCGTACTTCTCTCTATCTGGATCAAACCATGGGGTGCTGGCTTTCCTGTTCCTCGCCTGTTCCTGCGGGGTTGCCCACTTGCAATTGCTTTTGCTATAACACGCATCGTTATCCTTTCTTTCAATAGACATCCCCTCTGGCGGTTCACCCATATCTTTATAAAAAATCCAGAAATCCTGCCACTCATCACAAACAGAAATACCTCTGCCGCCATACCTGTGATACCGCTTGTTTTTCTTGTTGGTGCATCTATCCAGCATGGCACGCCACGCCTTGTAAATCCGCGTCCTGCTCATACCGTGCTTGGTTATCCTTTTTGTGTTTAAACAACCGCACGACTTTGTGTGGCCATTAAGCAAATTGCCAGATTGCACTGAAACAAATCTTCCGCAATCACACAAACATTTCCACAACACTCTCCCGGCCATTGTCCTGCCACACTGCTCAATCACCCGAAGATTGTTTACTTTTTTACCGGTCAAATCTTTTACCTTTGCCATATTCTCTCCCAAATATTCTCCATAAGAAATGGGGTGAAAACTGGTGGAGATGTCCAGTTTTTCGGTAGCTATCCTATTCACCCCAGTCTGTCTCATTGCTGGAAACTTTTACCGTCGGCTGCGCGGCCAGTGGGCTCTGTCGGCGGTGTGATAATTTCATCCGAAACATTGTCCCTGTCTGCCAGGTATTTCTGCAACTTCAATTTAGCCGCGTCTGACGCCAGCATGGCCTTGACCTTATCCAGACTGATATCCTTGTTCGCGGCAAACTCCATCATCTTGATTTCATAGTCCATCTGCTTGATCGCCAGCCTGTTTTCCATTTCAGCCTCGGTGATCTGCCCCTTGGCCTGGATCTCTGCCATATCGGATTGCTGGACAAGCTGGGCCTTCTGCATGTCACCTTCGGTTTTGATTTGTGCGGCGGCAATCCTTGGATCAGGCGGCGCCTGCTGCTGTGCGGCCTGCTGCTTGGCTTGCGCGTAATCCTCGTCGGATTTGAGTATGTCTTCCAGCCTCAATGCAGAGAACAGCCGTTTGCTGGCCTTTTCCCAGTCCACCAAGAGGTTGATATCCGGGTCTTGTTTTGCGCTCAAAATCTGCATCAGGGTTTGCGCCTGCTGGTCTTTTTCAAGCAGCACCCCGGCACCTCTCACATCGACATTGAAATCACCTTTGATTTCCTCTTTGGGGTTGTACTGCATATTGTAATCGTAATACCGGGTGATGTGGGGCCGGGTGATACAGTCGTCATATCGTTTGACGCGAGTTCTCAGTGCGACATTGTTGGAATCCACCATGATGTTGGTGGCACCCAGGGTTTCCGGGGCTTCGGCTTTCTCTCCCTGGAACAGCATCGGCAGGCTGGTTTCCATGTCCGTGAATCTCAACGCCAAGTCAATGATCCGCTCAAGCTCTGGTTGCCGGGTGTCGATCTGAAACTGAACCAGGGCTTTTCGTGCGTCGTCTATGTCGGAATCAGCCAGCCACAGCTTTTTTCCGGTGATCTCCCACCTGCCATCTGCCGGTTCAAGCCCCTGAAGCACCGCGATGTTCGCCCCGGATGAATCCCCGGCGTTGTCCATCATTGCCCGCCATGCTGCGTTCAAAATTCTCTGCTGCCATGCCATCATGCGGGGGATACCGATACCCCAGGGTGATCCCGATACTGTTGTCCAACAAAAGAAATCGTATGGCATATCGCCGGTATCGAGTGGATTGAGCAATGCCTTAATGGGCCGATCATTCACAAACACCACACAGGCACTGAAGGACTGGCTCATCATGTCGTGGCTCAGATCCACCCCCAGGCTTTCCAAATCTTCCCGGGTCAGGTCTCCGTAGTAGTCCCATCTTTCGAGTGTGTTCTGACCCTGGGCGGTCAGCCGGCGGACGTAATGGCGGTTGTGCTTTGAATCATACTTCGACACCAGCTTGACCGGTTCTTCCATCAAAATGCGGATAATCTGTTCGTCCAGGTATCCCTCAACCCCAATCAGGTTGCGCAAGTCCCTGGGAAGGATTGTATCGCGCTCCCAGATATAAGGTGCTTTCTTGACATCTTCTTCTGTCTCTGGGGCCGGGTACACATTCCACGGGTCCACCCATCTTGATTCAGGCTTGTGTTCCTCCTGCATGATAAGCACATGTGTCCCGTCCTCTGTGGGCTGCCATGCCCTTTTGACTTTTTTGACGACATTCGGGCCTTTCAGTATCCCTGTCCCCAGGCGCACGGATGAAGCAATAACCTTTCGACACTGGCCGTTGAACCCGCATTCGGTCAGTTGATCGTCCACCTCGGACTCCATCGCCTTCATCCGTTCAGTCATCTCGTCTCTGTCTGACCGGGCGATGTCTGCCATCTTAACCGGCTGGCCCTGTTCGTCCATGACCGGCTGGCCCTGGTAAGCTGCTGGCCGGTTGTCCTTCATGGCCTTTACCATTTCCGGGACCGGCGTTATTTTCATCCCCCAATTTTTATCGTCCACCGGCAACTGGATATCGGCGAACCGGCCCTCTGCCATCTCGCATTTGGACCGGACGATGTTCACCACGACTTTTGACCTGGCTGGCTCGTTGTTGTCTCTCAGCGGGGCTTCACCGGTTGCGTAATCCATCATCCCACGGCCCGCTTGACTCGGGTCCAGGCCATCGAACAGGTTCTCATCCTCCCGCCACCGGCGTTCAACCCCGGATGCGGCCCGGAACTCTACCGCTTCATCTCGTTTTCTCAAGAGTGACGAGCAAAGGGCTTGGATGTGGGTGCCGATCTGTTCGCTATTTTCTGATTCTGCGGAATACATCAATTTTTCAGCCCTTTGTTAAGTTTGCTCCCCGGCGGGAGACACATACCGTTGCGGAAAACCTCAATTTCTAATAACCCACGGCTCGATCATGTGGCGCGTATCCGACATGGACAACACGCCGCTTCGGCGTCTGGTTGTGCATCTGCTCAACATTACAGGCGATGTATCGGAAACAGTCTGCCCCGTGGCTGAACTCATCATGCAGCGGCGCCCCTGGTTCCTCTGTAGCCTGGTTGATACGTCTTCTGTACCTCTTGAGGCACTCCACCAACCGCGCGGATTTAGTTTTGTCGAAATACACGCGCGGGAACATCAGGCGCGCCAGGCGTATGCCTTCCTCAATGCTGAAATTCTCCGTGATTTCCACGTCCCAGCCCAGGGCGGCCATGATCTGCGCAGCGCTTTTGCCGGTCTTGAAGTCTTTTGCCCTGCCATCGTGGGGGAGAAACATCTTGCCCCAGGACAATCTCATGTCTTTTAGCTGCGCGGAATAGTCTGCCAAAGTCCGGTGACTGTCCTCTATGTATTCGATTATCCGGACCTCGGAAGACTGCCGCTGCACCAAGGCGATTGCCATGGCGTCGTTCCATCCCAGGTCAAGGACAACATGGACCTTGAGCATGGGATCATAGGGCACGTTTGTGATGCGCGGCCCTGCTGCGGTGATCTGGTCGTGATAGATTGCGCCCTCAACCGCTGGTCTGCACTGGCCTTCCCAAATATTCAGATAGCCAACCGGGTCTGTTTTCTGGCAATGCAGGCGCTCTTTTTCCATCACATCATTGAAAAACGGGTTGTCCGAATAATTGACTTGAACCACCACAGCTTCATCGGGTGGGTTGACAACGAACCGCGTATATGTTGGGTCTGTGTCCAAGTCTGGGTTGAAGCTGATCCATATCTCACTGTTTGCTTTTCGGATTGTCGGTATCAGGATTGTCCAGGAACGGTCTGAAATTGTCTGCCCTTCCTCTACCCAGCAGATATCCACGCCCTCGTAGCTTTTGATTGATTCGACTGTCTGGTTCCCAAGTCCGGCAAAAGTGAAGTTGCTGCCGTTTATGCCCCGAATCTCTGTCTCAGTGATTGTGTAGAGTTTTCCCAAACCCATGAGTTGAATCTGGTCGGACAGGAGCTTGTGAACGGAATCTTTGATTGACCGCTGGATTTCACGGGCACACAGGACGCGGAGGGGTTTTTGGATTGCTTGAATCAGCAGCGCCCTGGCGTATGCCCAGGACTTCCCGCTGTTGTGTGTAACCGTCCCGTCTGCCAACAAGAACCTATGGTCTCCATCCAACAATACCCCGTAATACTCACCTACGCCTATTGGTTCGATACTGATATAAGACAGCGCCTTGTCTTTATTGGGTGAAACCGATGCTTTTTTTCGAGGAAGAAGACAGGGAACTCGTGGTGTATCTCCGTTGATGCTAACCCTCCACGCTACGCCCCTAAACGCTTTACAGGTCGTTTGTTTCCGGCGGATGCTTGTCCTGAATCCAAGGCCGTCAGCCAACCGCTTTACATCATCAGCCAACCGCTCATTGGCCAAGCAAACATCATATCCTCCCCTGGCATATGTTCCGTCTGTATCAATGATGCCAGCGAGTAGCCTTAACCTCACGTCTTCTGAGTTTTTAAAATATTGTTCTGGTATGTGCTTGTTGCTAACCAGATTGTTTTTCTTAAAGCCTTGCCAAACAGGGTTTTTCCTGCCATGAATCGCAGGGTTACGACCCAATCTTACATCCACTGCCCGGTTCCCATGACCATATTTTTCAGATATCGTGAACAACAATCCATTGTCTCTTGAAAACCGATTCAACCAATCAATAATCTCAGAGTCTGCTGTCGTTATCATCAACTCTCTGTGTAACCCGTCACCCAGCCATAGGCCGAGCAAATACGGGTCGATATCCACCGCCTGCCCTGGAAAATGAATAACCCCGGCCCTGAACCCTCTGAAATTTTCTTTCCATCGCTTTGATTGTTTTAGCCAATCCTCTACGGTTATTTCTACTTCATCTGGCCAATCTGGATACCTACCCCTTGATCGTCTCCAGTTTCCCGATGGCATCCGCCCGCCCTTGTCATTAACGCATGATGCGCTTTTCTTTAAAACCAACACATGCGCGCCATTAACATCATAATAATTTGCAGATGTCTGTCGCACCCGATACATCGGTTCTGACCCGTGAAAAAGATCAAGCACCGTGCGAGGCTCACTGTCCGGACCCATCATTTTGTCGCCTACCCGCACAGTCTCAATTGACCTTAGGGTGCCGTCGTACATCAAAACCTTCGTGCCAGGAGACAAGCACCCCCTGCCTCCGTGTGCAACTTTATACCGGGCTGGCTTAAACAGGAACAGGAGTTTATCCGGGAATTGGGCATTGACGTCGATAGTGTTTGACGTTGTGGCGGTCACGGCTTGACTCCAATCACGTTTACACTAACGCTCAATTCGCCGGTCATATTGATGTCTTTGACCTCTTTGACTTTCCCCTCGGTTCTTTCCAGGAAAAGCGTTGCCGCCGAAACATTGCCCTGTTTGGCCTCAGAAAACATTGACTTTAAAACCTCGGCCCTTTGTTTTGTTGAATTTTTCTTCCGGATCTCGTAGGCTTCGTTTTCGATTTCTTGAAGTTCATCCGGAGGGAAATGCTTGTATAGTGTCACGACAGAAACTTTCAGCAGTTTTGCATAGTCTTGGCGCGGAGGATAATCATTTTCCGGATCACCCAGGAATTTAAGCAATCGCTGCTTGTGTCGCTCTTTTGCCGTCACGCCTTAACCTTTCGTAAACTGGCTAAAGTCTCATTTTCTCAAGAACTCAGTATTAACCTTGTGTTAACCTTGAGGCCCCATTCTCCCCGCTATATTATCCCTTTGCAACCTCCCCAGGGGGGTGCAAAGGGGGTGCAAAGGGGGGGCAAAGTAGGGGCAAATGGGGGGCAAATGCATGCAGGGGAAAGTTTTTTTAAAAATGTGCATTTTGCGCTTGACAGCCCGATAATCATGATATACTTTATTATCAAACAACGGGCAAAAAGCCCACAAACCCAAACAAGGAGAGACACCATGAAACAGATCGCCGAAGCAATCACCGAATCCAAAAACACCGACAGCATCATCCACCTGACCATCACAGCCGCCGATATCCATGAGGTCATGGACGGAATCGACTACGATGACGCCGTGCTTGTGGATGGTGTTTACGACGTGTGGGGCGACAACTGGAGACTGGCCGTCACCATCGAACCCACCGCCCACAAATTCCACGATCTTGAAGCCTCAGAAAACTACGACATCATCGACGCCGAGACTGGCCACTGGATCACTCAGGGGATACAGGGCGCCGACGCAATGGCGACCACCTGGCCCGAAAGTTCCGAAGCATGGCCCGCAGGTGAAGATGATTTTTCAGGAAACCCGGAAGATGTCGCAAGGTAACCAACCCAGCCCCGGTACGCCGGGGCAAAGGAACAAGCCATGAAAACATTAAACTACCTTTTGCGAAACATCCCGGTTGAGCTCTGGGACCGGGCAAAACACCGGGCCATTGACGACAACATCAGCCTCCGGGAACTGATCCTGCGGGCCATTGAAAAATACCTGGAGAAATAGCCGTCCGGGTAAGGCCGCCTGGACGGCCCAAATAACCCACAGCCCCGGTCACCTGGCCGGGGTTTTTGGTTGCCGCCTCATCCAATCCAGAAGCTCAGAAGCCAGCGCCTGGGGCCTCCCGTTCACGAAATATACGGGCAGGCCCCCTTTTTTGTACCGGCGTTTCGCGGTTTCTTTCGATACCTGCATGAAATTCCCGATATTTTTCCATGTCGCCAAGATGGCATCATTCACGCCTGGCCCTCCTATCCCCATGCCGACGATCCGCTTGTCGTCGATCTGGTTTCCGCATCGAATCGTCAGAATACCCCTTCCGGATACACTTTCCCAGGTCCCGGCACAGGTCTGTTCTGAGTTTTCCGCAGTTGGTACAATCGCGTTTCATCTGTTATCTCCCTCCCCGCATATCAACCCACGCCTTGCCCTGCTTGCCAATTTATCGATATTCATCACAGCGATAGTTTCCAGAGAATAGCCCAACTCAAAAGCCATTTCCGCGACATACCAGAGACAATCTCCCAGCTCATAGGCGATGGCTTCCCGCCTCTCATTGTCGAATTCGCCGTGATTGTCCCGGATCACTTTTTTGAGTTTGTCCGCCACCTCTCCGGCTTCCCCGTTCAGGCCCAGGGCCGGGTATGCCAAGGATTCGCCTTTCCCGGGATAGATTGCTGTGTTTTGTGCAGCCGCCTGATAATCATTCAGATTCATTTTGCCCATCCTCGTAACCATGTCC